CAATAAAAGCACCGCCTGATAAATAAATGTTTTTGAAGCGTCCACCAGAATATCCTAAATCAATAGTATTATCTAAAGCTGAATGTGCATCGTTTGACGGAAATAATTTACCAGAGTGCATTGCAATATGTTGTGTTGCATTACCAAAAGATGCACCATCAGAGCTAACAGCAATACTGCCTCTTGCTGTGCCATCTTTTGAAAATCTTAAAATTTCTCCACCTGAGCCTGTTCTGTTTAAATATAGTGGTGTATCATTTTTGGTAATTGTCGTATCACCTGATATAATTACATTACCCGCATCAGTAACTTTTAAATTAATATCAGATGCATTACGACCAAAGTTATGATTTAACGCATAGTACATTAAATCTTTTTGATTAACCCCTTGTTGGTCACTTCTTATTTCACTTCGGTCATTACCATTGTCATAAAGTAGAGAAAGACCTTTAGTTGCTGTTGTAGCACTTTTAAGTCTAACGTGGTTAGCTGAATCAGATGCAATTTCTAATTTATTACTTACACTTGTAGTACCGATTCCAAAACCTGTTGTGCCTTGAAAACGAGCAACCTCAGTACCGTCATCTTGAAATGTTAAGTTACCACCTCTAAAATCTATAAATCCATTATCTGAATTTGTTGGTGGTTGTATTCTTAATTGACGTTGTGAAGAATTTGCTTGAAGAAGTAACATACCCTCTGCTGGTGGTTCACCACCCTCATCAATAGTTAATTTTGTAGATGGACTTGCAGTCCCGATTCCTACTTTACCATCAACTTTAACAATCAACTTAGTTGAATTGTTTGGTGCAATCCTTACATCATGGCTTGTAAGTGTTCCAAAATAACCACCGTTAGTTCCATCAGCTTGCATAAATGCAGTGTTACTATTATCACTGTCAGTTACTCTAATTTGTGGACTTGAAGCATCAGAAATTTCTAAAAGACTGTTTGGACTTGTAGTCCCGATTCCAACTTTACCAGAACTATCTATACGCATAGCCTCACTACTATTAGTAGTAAACGCTAAATAATTACTTCCTGAATTTCCTAAAACAAAATTATTAGCATTACCAAATCGTAATTCTCCACCTGTTGGAAGTCTTATAGCGCCACCATTACCCGCTAATTCCAAAGTAACTGCGGGATTTGTAACTCCAATACCTACTTTTTCAGAGCTATCTATAGTTATCGCAACAGCATCGGCATTATCATCTATACCTTTAGATGTGAAATTTAGTTGCGGATTGTTAGCCTTATCTCTTGCGTTTGTCATTTATTAAAACTCCTTGGTTTTAGAAGTCATCGCTGGGTTTTTCTGTGCTTCGATTTGTGCATCTAGCTGTGCTTTCATTTCATCTTCAGTTTTATCTGAATGTTCAATGACGCACTCTTTAGCTTCGTCTTTAGTTATTGTAGCGAAATCTTGGTCGCTAGTAGTTCCGTCTGAGCCATACATTCCTGCACTATGCTCTCCGTCTACTGCGTCAAGTCTCCAATGTATAACTTTGACTTTATTGTCTGCATCGACTTCAAAGTTTGGAAACGACCATGTGTATTCTGTTGTCATTTGTTTTTCTCCTTGTTGTTAATTAATTTATATTTCAGATGCTAACTTTGCAGTCCAAGCATCTTTAACAGCGTCAGTCCATACAGCGTTCGCTACTGCTTGTACTTCTGCATCTACAGAAGATATATCCATATCTGGGTGTAAAGTGTTTCTATGTCTGCTACGAGATATTTCTGTTCCATCTTCTTTGATAACAGTATCAGAAGCTACTTGAACAGATTTGTACTCTCCAACTACTTCTATCTTTGCTATTTCTATTGTTTTTGTTATTGCCATTGTTTTCTCCTTTTAAATATTAACTTGAAATATATGTTACGGTTAAATAATTATTATCAGACCCAAAAGAATTTGCAGTTGTCCAAATTCTTCCCCCTGTATCACACAAAACTATTCCATTATCATCAACGCCTGTATCTGAAACTGGAGCAGTAGAATTTGCTGAAGGTGCAAAGGGCAGTGATGTGAAATGAGCCGATGTTGAGCTTGATTTAGAACCATTCTGCCATATCATAGATAAAGTTACTATTTGACCAATTTTTGTATATTTGCCTGACATACTTGTTGGGTTTGAATTCCAAGTTCCTGCAAGAGATGGTGTCCAAGTACCTTCTTCATAATCATCGAGAGTATTAGCTGAACCTGTACCACCAATGATTATTCCTTTCCCACTAGTACCAAATATTATATTTTCACGCAATATATCTATATTACCATCACCTCTAATCCGCATTTGTTCTAGTGGTGCGGCACTATTATTACCTGTCCAAAATTCTAGTCGTGCTGCGGAGGAAGTGTTTTGACTTTCAGCTATAATTTTTGCTCTTTCATAATCAGAACCACTATTTACTCCGTCATCATTTGTAACAAACGACAGTCCGCCTATTGTTTGTCCATCAGCAACTGCACCACCACTTCTTTTTTGTATTGTAATTATTGGAGCACCAACACTATCATTTGCACCACCACCTTTTAGATGTAATTGAGTAAGGGGATTTGTAGTTCCGATTCCAACATCTCCTGCACTATCTATACACATCCGTTCAGCATCATTAGTGTAGATTCTCATTGAGTCTCCATTGTTATGATATTGAATACCACCTTGAGCATTACCACCAGAGTCACCAAAAACAATATAACCAAATCCATCAGTAGCAGATAATATTCCCATTCCTACACCTGCACCAGAACCTGCACCTTCTAATATTAATTCGTCTGCATTTGCATTGGCTGAACCACCACTATCAGCAGTTTTAATATGAAGTTTACCTAGAGGTGAAGACTCTCCGATTCCTACTTTTCCATCATTTAAAATTCGCAGTGCCTCTGAAGCATTGACTTTAAAACGCATGTAGTTAGAGGTGTGATTGTATGTCATTAGACCTACATTAGAGTCAGAAGCGTCTCCAAAAGCTATTCCACAATCATTACTCGAACCGCCTAATATTTGTATTCCTGTGTCACCACTACCTTCAACTACTAATTCATCATTTGTACTTTGTGCTGAACCCCCACTATCAGCAGTTTTCACGTGAAGTTTACCTAGAGGTGAAGCTTCCCCGATTCCAACTGTATTTGTTGAAGCATTTACAAATAAAGTATTTGTATCAACTGTTAAATTACCAGAAGTTGTTAAATCTGTAATACCTGTGTATGCCCCTGTAATTCTTGCATCAGGTACTGTGCCACTATTAAGATTACTTGCATTCATTGCAGCAACATTAAATGTTCCGTATGCAACTATATCAACTTCATCACCATTTGATAAAGCTGAAGCAAACACAACAGAAGTTCCTGAAGTTATTGTAATATCAGCAGTTGACATCCTAACACCGTTTAAGAATACATCTATAAATCCTGCGTCATAAGCTAAAGTTGCTCCACTAGCATCTGCACCTGAAACTGTTGTTGGCGTTCCTGAAATATCATAATGGTATCTTTGTGAAGTTCCATTAACTGTACTTCCTGCAGCAGCCCAACCACTAGATTTGTAAACTTTTAATTCATTAGCATTTGTATCAAAGTATAAATCACCAACATTTAATGATGACGTTGGAGCTGAACTTGAAATTCTATATCTTTCACCAAAACTATTTACACCACTTATATTACTAGCAACTGTATTAACATTGGCGATTGCACCACCTACAGTATTTACATTTGAAATTGCCCCTGCAACTGTATTTATATTTGTACTATTGGAGTTTACTGAAGTTATATTAGAAGCAATATTATTTACTCCTGTTACTGCACTTGAAATTCCTGCGACAGTGGTAACATTAGAACTTATGCCTGCAACGGTTGTAATATTTCCGTTTATTCCTGCAAGCGTACTCATGTTAGATACATTAGTGTTAGTACCTAATGTGTTCATTGCAGTTACATTAGCGGATGTTCCTAGGACATTCATATCATTTACGACATCGGACGTGCCGAGAACATTCATGTCACTTACTGCATCACTAGTTCCTAATAAAGTTAATTGTGATAATTTGCCCGCAACATTTGTAACATTACTTGCAATACCCGCAACTGTAGTAACATTAGATGCAACACCTGCGACTGTATTAATATTTGTATTATTGTTTGCAACGGTAGTAACATTAGCTGCAATATTTTCGACAGCTTGAACGTCACCAGATATACCTGCAACCGCACTAACGTCTGCACTAATACCAGCTACGGTAGACACATTGCTGGCTACACCGGCAACAGTGCTAACATTAGAACTTATGCCTGCTACTGTAGTTACGTTGGAACTAATACCACCAACAGTATTAACATTAGCTATGTTATTAGAAACTGTATCTATTTCAGAAGTTGCTTCGTTTAAGTCATCTGCAACAGTTTCAATTTCAGAAACCGCTTCAGCTAAATCGTTTGCTACAGCTATAACTTTAGTAATATCCGTAGCTACTGTGTTTACATTAGCTATGTTTGAAGCAACTGTATTAATGTTAGATGCATTAGATACAGCAGAGTTAATATTTGAGGCATTACTATTTACTGAATTGATATTTGCAATGTTTGAATTAATAGTTGTAAGGGCTGCTTTATTTGCAGTTGTAAGCCATGTGTTTTCTAAATAGTTTTTGGTTGCAGCATCTTGTGCACCCGTTGGGTCAGTTACATTCTTAATTCTTTTGCTTGTTGCATTCCATTGGAAGTCAGAGCTATCAATAGCAATCTTATCTGCAGCATCATCAATCGCTTCCTGTCCCATAAAGAATGCTTGGGTACTATCTGTATCTAAGTCACTTTCTGTAAGAACTGAACCAGAGCTATAATCTGTAAGTCTTGAAGTTTGGCTGGTTGTACGTCTTATCTCAATAGCGGACGCGTTTGCGGGAGCTGTATTAAATGTAAGAGTTGTCCCGGCAGCATTAAAGGTAAAAGCAGTTGTAGCGCTAGCATTGATTGTGACAGTTAAGTCACCTGCTACTCGATAACTAAATGGTATCGCGTAAGCGGTCGTACTTCCGTTACCTGTGTAACGTACAAAGCTATTTGCCATTTTATCTCCTTATTTGTGAATATTCTTCTAAGACGGGTACTTTTGATTAATTGTTTAAAAAGGCATCAAGGGCGTTCCTTGAAGCATTTTGGATTGACTCATTTCTTCGAATAGTTTCTTTTTCTATCTGTGGAAATTCTTGCGTCATTAAGTCATAAGCTGCATTTTCAAACTGTCTAACCAGATTAACTAAAGCATCTTGCCTAAAGTCTTTACCCTCAACAACACCTGCTGGTAAGTTTTTGTATAAGTTACTTCGCTTATTCATAACCATAAACTCTACAATATCTTTAAGACCTCTCTTTTTGCCCTGATAATTAATCTTCACTTCTTCCTTAAGTTCCATCCATCTATCGTAAGCAGTTTGTCCTTTGGTATT